GTTTGCGTTGCCGTAGTAAACGTTGCCCAATGAATCAACCGCCATAGAAACCGGCTGAGTTGATGTCCCATTGCCAGCAAGAATCTGCGTAACGCTTGCCCCTGCCGTGGTCATTCGATAAATGCCACCGTGGGTTGAGTTTTCAGAAATCATTACATACAGCAATGAGTTCACGGGATCGTATTGAAGTTGGCACCAGCTGGAAGCACCAGAAGTGGTGATCGTGGTAAGAAGCGAACTGACCCCGGCGCTAGTGATCTTGAACACCTTGGCGCTACCGCTTGTGGAGTTGTCCACCAAGTAGTAGTTACTTGAAGTATCTTGGCAACCTTGACCGTTGATGTTGGTGGGCTTAGTTCCGCTTAGGGTATGAGCAATAAAATTAGATGCGCCGATGGTTGCAGGGTTGTAACCTATTCCACCGCCACCGCCCATGAAACGTTGTCCGCCAAAATAATTACTATTGCTTGGAGTCCAACCGGGTTGGTTTACAGCGATGCCTGCCGATACAGCGTTCTGCGTAGCAATGGCGTTGGTGCCTGCTGTGCCTTGATTACCCTGAGCGCCCTGATTGCCTTGTGAACCCTGCGAACCTTGCGCGCCCTGAGCACCCTGAGCACCCTGAGCACCTTGGCTCCCGACAACTGAGGTGTAGGTAAGTCCGGTAGCGCCACCGTTCACCACGAGAACCTGTCCAGCAGTACCAATGGTGCTAAGTCCGGTTCCACCGTTGGCGGTCGGTAATACGTTGATTAACTGGTCGGCTTTGTTAGAAGCAACCATGTACCACTGAGAACCGTTGTAGTTCACAAAAGAGTAAGCCCCGCCAGCAGGAACGGAGAACGTAGTCACGCCAGTTCCCGAACTGAGCGGAACCATTGAAGGCGTGAAACTTAGAGTCACCGTCACGGAAGCTTTGTTGATGACAGTCCAGTTGGAACCGTCAATCGGACCGGACGGAGCGGTAAGAGTTTGACTTGACGTGGAGCCTGAAAAAATAGTTATCTCATTGCGTCCCACCGTTGCCGAAGCAGTACGAAGCGAAAGGTGCGACGAAATAGTGGTAGTCCAAGTTCCGGGTGTTCCGGCAGTTGTGCAAACCCAGATGGTTCCTGTTTGATCTACGATAAAATCGCCAACGGCAAAAGTACCTGACGTGGGTGCGCCATTAACGGTGCCGCCGACGTATCGAGTAGCTGAAGTAGCACCCGTCAGGCCGACAGGGTAGCCTTGGCTGCCCGCAGATCCTTGGAACCCTTGATTGCCTTGGAGGCCCTGCGTTCCCTGCGTGCCCTGCGTACCCTGCGTACCCTGATAGCCCTGTGGCCCTTGCGCTCCGGTACTGCCTTGCGCTCCGGTATTGCCTTGCGCTCCGGTAGCACCTTGGTTGCCTTGGTTGCCCAACGCGCCTTGAGGACCCTGACTACCTTGTGGGCCTGTAGCACCCGTAGCACCCGTAGGGCCTTGGAGTCCTTGGCTACCTTGCGGTCCTTGGAAACCTTGTGGTCCTTGTGAGCCTTGGCTACCAGTAGACCCCTGTGGGCCTGTGGAACCTTGAACTCCTTGCGTACCTTGATTACCCTGTGGACCCTGCAATCCAGTTGATCCTGTGGAACCCTGGGGGCCTTGTGGACCTTGATAGCCTTGCGTTCCTTGATTGCCCTGTGGACCTTGGTAGCCTTGCGTACCTTGTGCGCCTTGAAGTCCCTGAGACACAGCAGATTGAAGCGTCCAAATGCTTGTGCCGTCAAAGGTAGCGGTGATGTCTGCGCCGACAGCCGAAAGGTTGTAAGAGGTCGGACCGCCAGATGACTTGTCAAGGACGGTGCCGGAACCGGGGACCACAGCAACATAGTTACTGCCGGTGGTGGCAATCAACTTGACAGAAACCATTGAGCCAGCAGGGGCGGTGCTGGGCAGGGTGACAGTAAAGGTGCCTGTGGTGGCGTCGCAAGCAACCAAATCCCAAGTGTTAGCCGAGTAGTTGGCAGTCTTAACTGCGGTTCGAGCAAAAAGGGTTTGTTTCGTGGCTTCAGCGTTGGTGGCGCGAGTTGTCTCAGCACTCACCTGACCTTGAACGCCAATGATGGCGGTAGCCCTGGTCTGGGCTTCAGTAGCAATAGCAGAGTTTAAGGTGGCCTCGGCTGCCTCAGCGCGAGCAGTCTCCGCAGTTGTCAGAGCTTCTATATCCGCAACATCGGCAACACCGAAGCCGTGTGACCAAGCAGTATATTCAGGCCAGCCTTGTGCCGTGGTGCCATCGCCTGCGCGAGTGATGACAGCAGAAGTAGCAGCCGAAAGGTGGTTGGTCACATAGACGTTTTCAGATGCGTTGATATTGCCATCTTCGTCAGTTGTGTAAATGCAGATCAACGCCACATCCCCACCCTGAACTGTCCCAAGTCGAGCCAGTCCGGGTGAGGAAATGGTGGTGTCTGTTGGTGCGATGGAGGCGCTTAGTTCACCTCGTACCGCATCAAAGCGCAGGCGGGCCATGTAGACCCCTAGTTGTTAAAGCGGTCGCGTACAAGCGAGGTGTCGTCACCTGCGGCAGCAAGCTTGGGGTCCTCAGCACCGAGCATACGCATCATGCGAATGTCACGGGGTCGGAAGTCCACAGTACGAACTTGTCCGCAAGAAGCGCAACCATCACCGCAAGTGCCGTGGCAGGTATCAGTTTGGTTATCACGCATTAATCAACCGGCCTTGTCTTGTATGGAAAGCCGTGGACTTCGTTGGGGGTTTCAACCCCGTTGATCCACGATCCATGTTGTTCGGCAGAGATGTCCGTAATGACAAGCGGAGCCTTAACGCCGCGAGCCGTGGCGTAATCACTAAGACCACGAACCACAGCGCCAGAGTCAGTGACCTTAGCCACTACTGACGGGTGGGTGTAATCCTCGTTCATGTCGCCAGACATTTCCTGCTTGGTCATGGGGCGAGTGTCGCCAGAGGAAGCCTTAAAAGTCATCGGTTCATCTTGCCCTTCATGATTACGCTTGCGCCCATTGACGGGTCGCCATCAGCAGCACGGGAGTTGTCGGTGTCATGGTTGGTGGCAGCCATTGGCTTACCAAAACTCAAGTCCTCACGCATGTCCGTGTTGCCATCAGCAGCTCGCTTGTTGCCCGTAACGTGCCAACCAACGCTTGAAGCGTCGTTAGCCTTCGCTCGTTCGGGACGCAGAGGCAGAGCCTTACCGGGCATACCGGCAGATTCCATGCCTCGGGTTTCACCGTTTCCGGTGGGGGAACTAACTCCCATAATGACTCCTAACGATCTGTGGGTGAGCCGTCAATGTTGGCTCGACCCGGCCAAGTAACAGGTTCTTCAATAGGGGGTGGGGCTACCGCAGTACCATTAACGTGAGTGTGGAATCCGCATCGTAAACACTGGTACATATCTTGACCAGCAATGATGTCAAACGAACCACAATGCGCACACTGTTGGACCACGGTAGCCCTCCCCTACTCAGTTACTACTGGTCAATCGCAGGGTCGTTGTAGGTGATCGAGGAACCAGTCTCGATACGAAGCACCGAAGCCTGACGGTAGATGCTGTAACCGCCGAGCCAGTACCAGCCCCACGGAACGAACCGGCGCAGGTAGTCGGTGATAGGACCGGGAACGACGTGAGGCGTTTCGGTGTTTCCATCAACCATTGACCAAGCCTTAGCAAGCGACTGGCGACCTACGCAAAGGACACCGTAGACGTTTGCGCCAACCGTACCCGTGGACGAACCGGCACCCTGGAACACAGGGGCACGAGGCGTCTCGATGAAACGGAAGCCTTCAAACGCTCCCAGCTCACCGGCCCAGATTTCGCCGGGCTGTGAGTAGGTGTGCGGGTCACGCCATGCCTGAGAACCAGTCTCAGAGGTAAGGTCGTAAGCCACGTTCGGGTGGATGTAGGCGGTGTAGAAACCGTCAAAGGTTGGGACGTTCTGGCTACGAAGGTTAGCCTTAGCTTTACGGATGTCAGCAGCCTTGATGTTGTCGGTACTGGCGATGCTTACACGCGAGGTCTTGCTGTTGGTGTAAGCAACGTTAGTACCAGCGGCCAATACGTTACGGGCCACTTCGTCAATTGAAACACCAGCGTTGTAGCCAATGACGTTGGCAACGATGGGGTCAATCTCAACGTAGGACTCACCACGCAGGGCGGCAGTCGTAAGGACAGCGTTACCATACTCAGCGAGCGTCACCGTGACGTTGCTCTCGGAAACTGCCGAGGGGGTTACGTCCGTGGACTCGTTAAGGGCGCTTGAAGCAACGGCCAAGTCCGAGATAATCGGGAACGTGACAGAAGCACCGGGCATTGACTGGTTGGTAGGCTTAACATCGGCAACATTGTCGAAGTAAAGTTCAGGGCGAAGGGCAAAGCGGGCGAGCTTGTCATACGCCGCCTGCGCCAACGCAAGGTTGGTGGTATTGGTGGTAGCCATTTGGCTAGTCTCCTTGGGTTAGTTACCCGGTG